TAGCGTCAACACCCGCAGCACCCAAGCGTCAAAGGCTATCCAGTGCTCCAGCGTGGTTGTCTCGCGCAAAAGCACGGCTGTGGCGATGAGTGCGATCATGTAAATCATGGTTACAAGCCAAGTTTTGCGCGCTCGGCACGGCCCCATTGGCGGGCGGCTTCACAATGGTCACCAAAGGCCAGCAGTTCTTCTTGCTCGCCGGGCGCAAAGGTGTAAGCGCCCAATGCCGCGCCCACGCCGATACGGGCAAATTTAGCCTCGTCGCTGGCGCTGTATTTATCGCGGATCATCTGCTCGGTGCGGTTGTATATGGCTTGTACATGCACGCTGCTATTCTTGATTTGGGCAAGCTCCGCGTCTGTCGGCACAAACGGGTTGACGATACTGTCCGTAATCTCTGCGGGTTGATCAGCGGGTAGCGTGTAGCCATCAAACAGCACAACAACGGTGCGGCCATCGGGCAAAGTTGCCAGCTCTTGCACTGCTTGCTGGCCTTGGGGCGCGTCAGGCAGTTTCAGGGTGTAGACGTTGGGTTGGTTTACAACGCGGCGGAAGGTGATTAAAGAGGTCATAGTGGTGAGCTTTCAGGGTAGTTAAAAGGTGGTGAAGACTTGCGGTATGTTTGGCGTGTCCAAGGATGGAGACAACGCTTTCAAGCGCGCCATGCTTGGCAGACTGGGTGAATGTGTAGAGGCTGTGCTTACGCACAAAGCGGGTACTTCGCCAGGTGCGGTAGCCAACAAAGTTGATGCCACGCTTGATCTTGTGCAGGCTGTAGCGCGATAACTCCAGCTTTAAGGTTCCACGCAAAAATTCAATGATTCTGGCTAGTGCCGCCACACAGCGCTCTCGCGGCCAGCCAAAGATCACAAAATCATCCACATAGCGGCAGTAGCGTTTGGCGCCCAACTCGCGCTTGATAAAGTGGTCCAGCGGATTCATGTAAATCAGCGCATAAATCTGACTGAGTAAATTTCCGATTGGGATGCCAACCGGCTGCCCATAGTCGGCAAACTGCATCATCAGGTCGACAAAGCGCTCGTCCTTGATCTGGCGCTCGATCTGGGTGCGCAGCACTGCACGGTTGATACTGTAGAAGAACTTGCGAATGTCGAGCTGCAAAAGGTAACTGTCGGGTGCACTGCAACGCAGAGCTTGCTGGGCGTAGTCAGCCGCAGCGTGTGTGCCTTTACCTTTGCGACAGGCGTAACTCTGGTCAATGAAAGTTCGGTTAAAAATTGGATAAATCAGCTTGTAGATGGCATGCTGTACTACGAGGTCGCGAAACGCTGGCGCAAAGATGATTCGCTCTTTTGGCTCGTAGACGGTAAACGCAAAGTAAGGCTGTGGTTTATAAGTACCAGCGTGAAGTTCGGTGTGTAACGCGTCCAAATTGGTGGCAAGGCAGCGACCAAATTCAAGGGTGGCGCGCTTGGCGCGCTTGCCCTGACTAGCATCCTCCCATGCCTGGTACAGTGACTCTGGTGTGAAGGCTTTTTCGAACAAGTAACCAATACGTTTCATAGGAAGGCCCCTAGACGTTCGAGCACAACATGGTGCCTACTAGAAAAGTGGCGTCCAGCAAATTTTGCGAAGGCTTGCGCCAAACGCAGGAAAGCGCCTCCCTTGATTCCACACTCCTTTTTCAAGGCCTGAGGCTTCGAGTCAGAACGACCTGCCACATTCGTGTTGGAATTCGACCGGGTGTTGTTCAAATTGAGGCCAAACGCCCCGGCATGCGCGGCGTTGTTCCAATTCCCACCGGCAATCGGGCACATGTTAAGACGCTTCCCTTTTTTTCCCATCATCTGGGTTCTGTTTAATTCTGTCGGCAGCAATCCAGCCGCCAATCATTCGACCAATTTCATCAACCATTTTGCTAATGGTCAGGTAACGGTGCGTGGCGGTTTTTTCTGTTCCGCCATCCATTGCTCCATCTTTAAATTTAAAGTAGCCCAATTCAAACGCTAGACGAATAAACATACGCATCTGCTCATGCGTGATGTCAGCATTGGTCAGACTGGTTTTCTTTTGGTAGCGTTTTTGTGCCTCAATGATGAATCCATACACCGCGTAAGCCGAATTTCTGATCTGTTGTGACAGACCATACTTCTCGTGCCTTGGAAAGTGGTTTAAGTACAGGTTCATTTGGCGTGCAAAATCAATGAACTTGGCATCAAGTTTTGCTTCATCATGTAGGCCCATCGCTACCGCTCAGGCCGTCAGAGATACAAGGCCGAACGACCCGCCACATGCGTGTTGGAATTCGACCGGGGGTTGGTCAAATTGAGGCCAAACGCCCCGGCACGCGCGGCGTTGTTCCAAGCCCCACCGGCAATCGGGCACATTTGGTTTGGCTTGTAATCCCATAAGCCATCTGCGCCAAATTGGGTATTAGCTCCGCCAGAGGCCATTGCGGTGGCCAGCGGAACACCTGCACAAGCCGCCTCCCATGCCGTGCCTGAAATGGCAGCGCTGAACACCTGTAAGCCGTTGGCACCGTAATTCACCAACCGGTTTGCACCTGTGAGTGCCTCATAGGTTGTTAACAGGTTGATGTACTTGTCCGCCGCAAGATACTCCCACGCGTCAGTGGCAGAGACAGTTTCGCTTGACAAAGTAGCAATGTCAAAGGCTTTACTCAGCAGGTAAAGGTTAGTGCCATCACTTGTTAGTCCTGGTGTAATTTCCCAGAAATTGCCGTTGAGGTCAGCAATGCCGCTGTTCTGGCCGTTATGAGTAGTACGGTTAAAGAAATTAGCAGAGCCAGTTTTGGCCGAATAGTTTGTGCCTGTTGCGCCATCGGTCAAGTAAGCGATGGTGTTGTCGTTTACGTCGGTTAGCGCAATGGAGTTGGCGTTATTTCCTTTTGGAAAGTTTGCCCCCGCTTTGTAAAAGCCACAGTACGTTGCGCCTACTACCTCTGCGGCACGGGCATGGGCATAGGCCAGCATGGCCAGTGCGTTGCGCTCAAACAGGCTGGCGGCATGCCACCCAGACAACCTGGCGGTGTTGCGGGTCTTGGCTGCATCAATAGCCCCCCCATAAATGTTAGCTGCGCCTACTGATGCAAAGTCACTATTAGCAACGCCTGCGCGTGGCGCACTGGCAATGACATTTCCGTTTTTAAGCGAGCTGGCAATGGCTTGTGTGGGGTGTTTACTCCAGAGGTACTTATCAGCAAAAAACCCTGGGCGAACGCTGTTTTTGTTGTAAAACGCACGGTGCAAGGCGTAGCCTGTAGGGGTTGTATTGGCAACGCCATTGGCATTGTGCGGGTTCAGAGCGGGTTGGTTGATTGTGCCGTTGCCCGTTGTCCCGGTGTAGGCATTGGCAGCGGCCACAGAATCAAACGCGCCGAAAGGCTGGATGTCAATGCCGTTAACCACAAGCCCGTTTGTGCCTGTACCCCATTTGTAATAAAACGCGCTGATGTAGCTTTCAATGCTGCCATCAATGTCCACAATGTAATTGCCGTGGTTGTCTGAGGTGTTGTCAGTCGTACCCGAGAGCTTGGAGATTCCATCGGGTACGCTGGGGGCAATGGCAACGCCAAAGCCTTGATAGCCGGGTATGCCGATGTTGTTGACCAAGCTGGAGTCACCCGCGCCTGTGCCAATCATGATGCCGTGCGGGAAGCTAACAGGCGTGTTGTCAGGGGTCTGGATGGTGCGCAAAATGAGAGTGCTCATGTGATAGTCCTTTGTGGGTAAGTTAAGTAATCGACCAAGTAGCGTTGTCCTGCGCAGTCACCGTGACACCTTCGCTGATGGTGATCGGCCCGGCGCTTGTGGCGTTGTAGGCTGACGGGATGGTGAAGTCTGCGGTGATGCTGCGCGGGTTTAGGCGTATGGGGCTGTCAGGGTTGGTGGCCTGGGCGGTAGATGCGTAGGCGGCGGCGGCAGCAGCACTGGCAGCAGCGGCGGCGGCGTTGACTATGGGGCTTTGCGCGGTCACGGCGGCTTGCGCGGCGGCACAAAGGACGCGGTCGGCTTGGGCGGCTGTGGCGCTTGATGCAGCAGCTGCTTGCTTTGCATTGACATCAACTTGCAGGGCATTGGCTTCAACCGCAAAAGCGGGTAGCGCGGCATGAAAGGCATCGGCTCGATCAGCAAATGTGGCTGAGTCTGAGCGGCTTGGTGGGGTTGGGAGGGCGTTGATTGCCATTTAGGTCATTCCTTCAATTTCTACTGAGCAAAAGGATCGTGTGTGGTAGGCCACGTCGATTGAAAAGTCACGGTAAAACCCAAACAACGTCAGCGGCTCAAAGCCTATTGTGTCTGTGCCTATCCAGGCGCAGGGGGTGGCGCGCAAGTCAGCTAGCACGCGCTGCACTTTGTTGAGCTGCGAGTTTTGAATCATCATGCGCATACTTACGCGCTTGCTAAATGCACGTTTTTCAAAGCTGGTGATGCCTGCTATGCTGGTTGTTTTTCTTGAATAATCAATGATGCTGGCAACTGCACCATATTCTGTTTGCCCAAGATCGTAAAAAGTGCCTATTGCAATGTGCCCGCATTTGGCCTGGCCAATAGCGCTTACGGTAATGGTGATGTGTGCGTCTGCATACGGCGGCATGTTTGGCAATACCACTTCGCCAAGCTGCACACTTGGCTCAAAATAGTATTGATACCAGTCGCTGATGACCGTGCCGTCCAGGGTGTGGTTGTAGCTGTACACCACCGGCCCACCAAGGCCATTTTGTACGGTTACTTGCAGGTTGTTCCCGACCAGGTTGAAGAGCGCCAGGCTGTTGCAAATGCCGGGTTTGATGACAACCGTTAATGTGGATTCAGCGACGGTTTGCGTGCTGATCTCAGTGTCAAACATTGCCCATTTGTTGCTTGGCCCGAGTTTTGTCCAGTACAGCGGGCTTGTGTCTGGTGGGTTGCCAACGCTTGGCCCTTGTATGCACTGCCAAACTTGGTCGGCAAAGACAACAATGGCATCAAGCGCGTAGCTTGTGGCGCTGTTGTAATCTGGATAAGTCTCTACAGCGGTTGTTGACAGCAGCAGGTCTGGCGTGATGGCAATGGGTTTTATAACCTTGGTCATGCGGCAACCTCCACTTGCAAGCTATCGCCGTTGGGTGTGATACGGTCGAGTGTTTTTGTTGTTTTGCCCGTGTTGCTTGCAATGGCGCGCAACTCATAGCTCATGTTTTCAAGCTGTTTGCCTTGGCGCTCCACCAATGCCTCAAGCCGGGCGGTGTTGCCCATGATTGAACTGGTTTGACCTGCATTAAAGATTCGGCTGGGGCCGGTAACTTCTAGCTCTGGGCCGTTTTCGCCAACAAGGCGCACGCCGCCACGGTGGTAGCCGCCCGCAGCAAACGCCGGGATTGTGTTGCCGGTTATTGCGGCAATGACGGCGCGTAGGCCGTCTGAGGTACGCTCAGCGCCAGCATCAACAGCGTCAGCAATGATGCGCTCGGCACTCAGGCTGCTGTCTTCAAGCGCGGCAAGGGTTGCATCAATGCTGCCCAACAGGTCAATGCTTTCTTGTTGGTAGTTGACAGGTGTGGTGGCTTCAATCAGGCTGGCAATGGACTCGGCCTGCGCCAGGTAGTTGCCTATCAGGTTGTTGCTGCCGGTTTCGCCTAGTTTGTCGATCAGTGGGCCAAGCAAGCTGTTTACTTTTTCACCGTAGCCCGCCAACGTTGCCCCGTCACCTTGGGATGCCAGTGCCATGGTGTAGGCATTGCTGAACTGGCTTTGCAGGCTGGTAAGCTGCTGCTCTGGTGAGAGTTGGCCGTAACGGTAGTCGGCCACGCTTTTGCGCAGGCCAGCGGCGCTGGTGCTCATCAGGTCGGCCAAGGCCTTTTGCGCGTCGTAGTATTTGACGGTTTCTTCGCGCAAGCGGCCCAGCTTGGTGACCGACTTACTTGCGTCAATAGCGAAGTTTTGTAGCGCGGAGGCGTAGTCGAGTGCGGCTTGTTTGGCGGCGGCTGCGGCGGCGGCTTGCGCAGCTTGAGCGGTTGTAACGGCGTCTGTATATGGAGTAAGGTCTTTAACCGCTTTTGATCTGGCCAAGGCAAGGTCGGATTCTGCTTCTGCCAATACGGTGTTTGCCGACCGCGCACCGCCCAGGCCTGAAAGCTGCCCAACTATAGAATCAGGATTAGTGATTTTGGTTGATGTATAGCCTGAACCGCGCAAAGCATTTAAAGCATTGTTTTTAGCAGATACAGATGGCCACCAGGCGTCCCGCCAACTTGCTAAGCGATTTGTTGCATCATCATACTTATAAGCGGCCCCGCCTGTAGGACTCCATGCTGTCCCACCAACAGAATTGATGATATTTTGAAACTGACCAGATAAATTCTTGTAGTATGCAATCTTTCCGTTAAACGCATCTAATGCGTCTTTTTCATCAGTTTGTGTTTTTTGTGCAGCAACAAGTGCAGCCCTTTTATCAAAAAAAGAAGAATCTGCTGTAACCAGACTTTTATTGGCCGCAACTACACCTGCATTGCTAGGTAACCCAGTATTGATGCCCGCAATGCCACGCGCAATTTGCTCTTTGCTCATCACCGTGGGGTTGACGATTTGCAGAGCGGCTTCTCGCACAGCGATCCGCTCGGTTGTAATGTCGCCAATCACACCGCTGATACGGGCGGCAAGGTTTTCAAACACTAAGCCGATGGTGGCAACAAATGTTTCTGTGTTGACGTTGGCCAACGCCTCATTCAAACCGACAAAGTTAATCCGGGTGCGGTCTGCGTTGTCTTGCAGGTAGACGATTTGATCATTCAGCAACGCAGCCGACTTTTGTGAGTCTGTCAGGCCGGTGCCAAGTGTGCTAATTGTGCCGCCTAGCGTGATGACGCCAGAGCTGCTGTCACCCATTACTTTATTGATGTAAGACAAGCTGGTGGTCATGCTGCCCGCGCCATCGGCAACATCACCAATGGCCAGCGATGCGGCATTGAGTGCCGGTAGCAACTGGTGATTTCCAGTGAATGTTTTAATGATTGCTTTAGCCGTGGTTTGTGCCATGCGGTCTGCTGCTTGTGAAGCGGCGTCAAACTCAGGCGCGAGCGCAAGCATCACAGCATAGGCGGCGCGGCCGGAGTCGGTGGTGAGGTCTAGGCCGCTGACTACATCTCGGAATGCTTGCTTGGTATCGGGTATGGCAATACCGATCAGCGCCATGGCCTTGGCCAAATTCTCGGTGCTGATGGCGGTGCGCTCGGCCTCGGTGTAAAAGGCGTCGTAATAGGCTTTGCTGCTGGCGGCAAGGTTGTCCAGACTACCAAAGGCATCGGCTAATTTGCTAGCCGCATCAGCGCCGCTTAGGCTGATGTCAAACAAGCGGTTGCGCAGCATGGACAGCCATGCGTTGGCCGTGGTCAGGCTACCGCTTAGGCGCTCTAGCGTTACGCTGGCTGTTTCGCCAATTTTGCCGAACTCTTTAATTCCGGGGGCGGCAGCGCGGGCCATGTCGTCTGCCATGCCTGTAAAGATAGCGGTGATTTTCTCTTGGGTTGTACCCGCTGCAATGTCAACGGCTTTGCTGTAGGCGCTGATTTTGTCGGTAGCCAAGCCCAAGGATTCAGCCATACCAGCCATGCTGCCTTTAACCCCTGCAAAAGCGCTTGACCACGCGGTAAGGGTGGCTTGGTCGATAGCACTATTTGTTGTCCAGTTCCTGTCGCTGCTAAACCAGCCGCCCTCTTGTTTGTAATTGGCGTAATTGGTTCCCGAGAAACTGGAGCCGCTGA